TTGAGGTTGGGGCAATTCGTCAGCGGACGCGTGGTCCCGGCGACGCAGACCGTCGCCGGTGTCATCGAGATTGCGACAACGGCTGAGACCGGTGCGGCAACGGACGACACGCGCGCGGTGACTCCGTTGAAGCTCGGACAATTTGTCAGCGGTCGCGTCGTCCCTGCGACCGAGTCTGTCGCAGGCCTTATTGAGATTGCAACGACCGCCGAGACTGGAGCGGCGACCGATGACACGCGCGCCGTAACTCCGCTCAAGCTGGGCCAGTTCGTCAGCGGCCGCGTGATTCCCGCGACGGAGGCTGCGGCTGGCATTGCTCGCGTCGCAACGCAAGCGCAAACGAACGCCGGAACCGACGACGCTACCATCGTCACGCCCAAGAAGCTGCGTTTCGGCTTCTCCATGTCCCTGGGAAATAACGGATATCTTTCTTTCCCGTCGTGGCTTGGCGGCCTGATTCTGCAATGGGGGCGGGGCACGATCACGCTGAACAACAATACCAATCCAGTCTATTACACCGGATCGTATGCGGCGACCTTGCCGATCCCTTTCCCGAACAACATCTTTGGCGTGTTTCCGACCATCGGCAATACGCCGAACGCGCTGGATACGATCAGCGTTGCAGGCATGACGACCGCGTCGGTTTCATTTACCGGAGCGACGTCGAACGAAGCAGCGCAAGCGCCCAACCTCTACTACCTCGCCATCGGGAACTGATATGGAAAACGAGAATGTCGAGCTTGAACCTGTGCAGAATGAATCGGTGGCCGAGAATGAGCCTGTGCCGCCGATATTCCTACTCACCATCGACGCGCAAGGTTTTCCCGACAATCTTCCGCGCCACGTACGAAGAAAACGGAACGTGGCCGAAAGACGGGTTTGAAGTCCCCGCCAGCGTGGCTGAAGCCTATATTCAATCCGAATCCAGGCATGAGCAAGAAATCGTCGAGACGGGGTCCGACAGTTTCGAAATCGTGGGTATGCAATGAGCGCCGAACGTGAGGCCATTCTTGGTGATTCCGTCCAAGCCCAGGTTTACACCGCAGGCTCGAACCTGGGCGATCAGTCCCATTTGACGGCCGCGCAATTGCCTCGGTGGCTGAATATCGCCATCAATAATCTGTCGTCGCCTGGTGCAAGGATGACCGATGGCGGACAGCAGGGTTTTGGCGCAGCCTCAAACAAAAACGTCATAACGATGGTCCGCGGCTATGCGCCGATGAAGGGTATTGTGATAACCCTCGGGACCAACGATTGGGCGAACCCTGGGACGTCCGCCCAGTCACTGCTGGATTCCTATCGCGGGATGATCCAGCACTGCAAGGCGTTAGGTTTGGCGGTGGTCGGGCTCAGCCCGCTTAACCGCTCCGGCGGTGGAAATGGCGTCCAGCATCCTGACGGCATCCATACCTTGGCGCAATTCCAGTACTGGATTGAGGCGGTTTGCCAAGAGCAGGGAGCCAAAGTGATTCAGGGCGGCGCGGAGCCGCTGGCTGCCGAACACTTCGCGGACGGCTGCATTTGAATGCGCTGGGCCACGACGTGTTCTGCGCGTGGCTGATCGAAAAAATGCGCGGTCTCGGGGTCTGGACCGCAATCTAGGGGCGTGGGTGCCCTACCGGCGACAGTCCTGAGTAGGTTTCCCGGAGGAGTAACCCAGCATGCGACAGTCAATGGGCTTGGCGTGCTTGGGCGAAAAAATCACGGCCAGAGCGCAGAGGACGGCAGCCAGCGCGATAAAAGGAACGATCCTTTTCATGTCATTTGAAATAAAAAAGTAACGATTCGCTTCATAGTTTACTCCATTCGGATTACTACTTTTTTAGAGTAGGACGATGGATACCAACCCACTATGGCGGGTTTTTTTACGTCTATAGGGGGACGGGTTTGAACATCCAAGACTTCGACGCCTTCGCGGCGAAATTCGCCGGGGTTCTGGCGCCGCGGTATCCATGCGATACCTGCAAGGATCTTGGCCGGCGCGCCTGAGCATGGCTGCCAGCGGTTCGCTGGTGGCCTATTACGCCTCGCCTTACCTCTCACTCATGTTGGGCATTCCCGAAGGTCTGGCGGGCTTCCTGACCGGGATGTTCGGCATGGCCATCGTGTCGCGCGCCTGGGAGGCGGTACAGGCTGCGCCCGTGGGCGCTCTTTGGCAGGCCGTCATAGACCGCGTGCGCGGCAAAGGGGCGTGACATGGACAGCACCGTCATTCTCACACTGTGGGCGGTGCTTGCTTTCGTCTGCTGACTGGTGGTGGCCGGCGGCGCGGCGCTGGCCGTCTTCGCGCGCGGTATCAAGGACACAACGCTGGAGCGGATCGGCCTGTCCGCCGTCTGCCTGACAGCGATCGGCGCGGCCTGCCGCATATTCGTGGCGGGCTGGGCGAGCGCGGGAGACGCGGCGCTCGCGGCATCGGCCGCCTTCTATGTGGCTGCGGTGACGGCCAAGCACATCAGGAGTTCCAAGCAATGACCCTTGCCGAAATCGTCGCCTCGGGCATCAACCCCGCATTGGCGCTGCTGCCACCCAAGATGGACACGCCCGAAGCGCGCATCATGCTGCTCGCGATCGGTCTACAAGAGTTCTCTCATGCCGTTAGACACTATTACGGAGAGGTAGCGTTGCTCGGCAGGTCGCGCTACAGGCAAAAAAATACCCAGGCTGGTGACCTGGGCGAATTGCGCCGCGATCCGCCGGCACGGGCGGCGCGATCGCCCGACGGGACGTCCCAACCATAATAAATTTACTAATGTCCGTGTGCTGAACACTTCTCCCGCTGCGTCTGTTGCATCCACCATCAACAGGCAACAAGGTCGGTCGGTACTTAAGCAGCCAAATTGGTTGCCGGCCACCGCGCGCCAAAGGTTTATCCCTTGTGATAACTAAGGCCGGCCGTCTCCCGCAGGGCTTTGCCGACAGATTCGCGAGTCGTCCAATCCTTTACCAAACATACTGAGGTGCTATCATGTGACGAACTGTTATAAAAATAAGGAATTGTAATGTTTGCTTTTACTAAGGCTGGCGCAAAGAAGTACTTACTGGGTTTTAGCATTGGTGCCTCGGCGCTTTTTGCCCCATTCGCCGTCTCCGCCGCCGGCTGCAGCTTTAAATCGTCAGCATCCCCTGACATGAGGGCAATCGTCGCTGAAAATGGAGGATTTCCGATTGGCGATGATATGTGCGCCAAGCTGAACAAGAACAATCTTCGCCTCGACTTTTCGGGGATGGCCACAGTCTTGGATGGCGTCTCGGTTGGCTGGGCATCGGTCACGATTTCGGATTTGAGAACGGGTTTAACGTCGTCCGAACACTCGATGAATACCGCGGTGAACGCTAGAGTCGCCAGCATGGACAAAGCGAAAGCCCTCACTTACGAGGCGCTTGGTAGTGCGGTAAGGACGCTCGATCTGAATAAGGCTATGGCCGCCTTGAAAGTCGAGATAGCCGCTCGAAAACGATAGGCAAGCCGCCACTTTGAAGCGGCGATTTCGCACAAGACTTATTGGCCACCTATCGACAAATTCAGGCAGTGAGCCACTGCATCCACCACCCTTGGTAGTAGCGCCGTCCGTCGATCTCTTCGAAGCCGCAAACCATCATGCCCCGGGTGGAGCAGAAGGTGAGCAGCTCGGGTTCGAGCAGGTCGGGGATCGGGCCCTTCGCGGTCGCGCCGAACTTGGCCAGGCCGTCCATCGTCATGACGCGCACCTGACGGCGCATGTCCTCCCGCGTGATCGAGTACATCCGCACGGAGCCGGTGACGGCGGGGGCCGGGTCGTTGTCGCGGCACTTCTGGCCGAGGTAGTGGGTGCGGACGACGGAGCAAAGCATGATTTTGCTGCGATAAAGCTGTATGGATATACAGTAAGTGGCAGCAGAATTGGGGTCAGGTCAGCGGCGTGGCGACGAGCTTTTCGGAGGGGAAGGGTACGAGGAAGTCGCGGCTTTGATCCGCGCTGGCGATCAGCCAGTCGCCGTAGGTGCCCTCGGGAAGGATCACCACCATGCGTTTTTCTTTGTTAGGTCGTTGGTAGTCGCGAAACAGCGGATCTTGGTCGGCGTGGATGGTGAGCATGGTGTAGCTGTCCTGCCATTGACCGGTCGCGTCGCGGTAGCGATCCCACAGTCCGGCCACGCCCAGCGGCGCGCCATCGGCCCGGGTGAAGCGCGTGGTCACGGCTTTGCCGGATCGCCAGTCGGGTTCGAAGATGGCATCGGCAGGGATGATGCAACGCCTGCGCCCAGCGCCAGGCATTGCGGAAGCTGAAAGCGTTGGCCACGCGGTCGTCGCGCGCGTTGAAGGTCGACAGCTTCTCCGCGCCGGGCAGAGCGTCCGGGCGGGTGGAACCAGATATCAGGCCCCAGCGGCCCGTCACGGCTTCGATGTCGCGCACCGCGTCGTCGCCGGCGTCATGCCGGCGGCCGATGGACGAAGATGCCTTGTTACCTCGGCCACATGTCGTACGTGCCCAGCACGCCCGGCCTGGTCACTCCGAACTTCTTCAGCAGCAGCTTGGCGTCTTTCAGGGTCTGGTAGTGGCTGCACATGGCGGTCCGGGCAGGGGGATGAAGTAGGACCTAGTCTGTCGATTTGCACAGCGATGTCGTTCTAATATTCAAGCCGGAAGCGGCGTGGATGCGTTGGCGTGTGCGGTCGTTTATTAGAAGAATTTCGCCGCCGAGCCGCGCCGATCCTAGAAGGCGCCACGGATTGTGATTCCGGTTGTCGTGGGTTCGAGCCCCATCAGCCACCCCAAGAATTCCCAATACATTACAGGCGCTTAGGCGCCTGTTTTGCTTTCTCGGGGAGATTCTGGGGAGAAATCGCCGTTTCGAGGCGCCTCATCTCCAACTCGTTCTGATCGCCGTCCAGCCCCACGCTGTGGCCCAACTGCTTCGCGCAGAAGGCCGGCATCATCCCAGCCATCAGCATCACCGTCGCGTACGTGTGCCGCATGTTGTACGGCCTTCTATAGCGAATCCCCAGCAGTTTCAGCGTCGGCGTCCAGAAGCTTCGCCGAAATGCGCGCTCGTCTTCCCATTGCGCTGAGTAACGCGGGTCGTTGAAAACCGCAGCGCCGGCCATCTGAGTGTGGTCGCGCTGGGCCTGGGTGGCTCCCAGCGCGCGGCTGTTCAGGATGACTTGGCGAGCCACGGCCGTCTTGGTCCGGTCTTTGCGCTCACCCCGAGCCAGTGCTTCCGCCGCCAGGACGGAACCGGATGCGAGATCTACATTCGGCCACTGCAATCCAAAGACTTCAGACGTATGCAGGCCGCTCCAAAACCAGAACTCGATCAGGTTGTGGACCTGCCCGGGAAACCGCTGAACGACGGACTCCAGAATGCTCTCCATCTCCCCGCGGCTGAGCGGGTCGGGTGGCTCTCGTTGATATTTCGCCCGCGGGATTCCATGGGCCGGATTCTCCGTCAGGATGCGGTCCTGAACGGCCAGGTTTAGGGCCTCGCGCACGACCGACACATAGTTGTTGATGGTCTTTCCGGACAAGTCCGGGCGGCCGGCATCGATGGTCAGGAAATGACTGAGGTTGGCGGATAGCTGCGGATAGTCCCCAGGCGCGCGCCGTGGTGGTCACAGATTGAGTGCTTCCGGAACTTGATGGCGCTGGCATACCCATCGCGCGTCGAAGACTCGATGCGCTGGGCCGACAGCCAGGTGTCGAGCTGCCCGCTGACAGGATTCGAAGAACCTCGGTGTTTATAATCGCCCGGGGCTGAGAGTGGCCAACCGATAATCACAACACGCAGATTAGAAGAATATTTCGAATGTCAGACGTGCACTTGAAATACCGGCCTGAAATTGACGGATTACGCGCTGTCGCGGTGTTGGCGGTCATTCTGTTCCACGCGAAGGTTCCGGGAATGGCCGGGGGATTCGTCGGCGTTGATATCTTTTTCGTTATCAGCGGCTACCTCATAACGACGATCATCGCGCGCGAGCTGGATGCCGGCTCATTCTCGTTTGCCAGCTTTTACGAACGGCGCGCCCGGCGCATTCTTCCTGCGCTCTTGGCCGTCCTGATCGGCACCGCCATTGCGGCGTGGTTTCTACAGGGACCGTATGCGCTGGTGCGTCTGGGGCAGGGGCTGGTCGCGGTCACCACCTTCGTTTCCAATATCTTCTTTTGGAACACGACGAACTATTTCACAGCAGGGCTGGACAACCCGCTGCTGCACACATGGAGCCTCAGCGTCGAAGAGCAGTTCTATGTGCTGTTCCCGCTACTCATGATCGCCATCTGGCGTTTTGCGCGGGGCTCACTGGTCTGGATCCTGTTGCTTTGTGCGCTTGCGTCATTGGCGGTCAGCGAGGCGGCGGTCCAAACGGGGCGATCTCTCGCCGCGTTTTATTGGCTTCCGACGCGCGCGTATGAGCTGTTGATTGGCTCGCTCGCCGCGGTGTCGCCCTTCGGGAGGTTCCTGGCTGCTCGGCCGAATATCCGCACCCTGGTCGGGTGGATCGGTGCCGCCGGCGTGTTTGGCGCCATCCTGACTTTCGACAGCTCCGTGTTCTTCCCGGGCCTGTCCGCGCTGATACCCGCCGTGGGTTCGGCGTTCGTTCTCTTGGGCGCTACGCGGACTAATTCGCTGGGGCGGATCCTGTCGGTGCGGCCGCTGGTGTGGGTGGGGCTCATCTCCTACAGCGCCTATCTGGTCCACCAGCCTTTGTTCACGTTCGCGCACATTATCCGGCCCGGCTTCGGGATTCGCGGTAGCTTGATCTTGACGGTATTGGCTGTGGGGCTTGGCTGGATCAGTTGGCGTGTGATCGAAAAGCCATTTCGGGACCGTGCACAATTCAAGACACGGCCGGCCATGTGGACGCTAGGGCTTGGATCGTTGGCCGTCTTCGGCATCGGGATAGCTCTGTGGATAGGGCAGGGTGCCGTAGTTCGCCACAACGAAGAACAGAAGCGCTGGCAGGCGTACGACAATATCGAGGCGCAGACTCCCTATGTCATCACTCGATTCAACGCGCTTGAGAAAGACTTTGATGAAGTCGCCAAACGCCGCGTGCTGGTGATCGGCGACAGCCAGGGGCAAGATTTCGTCAATATGGCTTTCGAGGCCGGCGCCTGGAAGGACGACGAGGTCCGGACCATCTATGTGCCTGCGCTGTGCCAGATCGTCTGGACGGATGACGATGTGTCGGCTCACATCCCGGCGGCCGAGCGGCACATGTGCGCGAACGCTCGCTCCTTGAAGACGTCCACGGCCCAGGTTGCGAAGGCTGACGTGGTTTTCCTGGTCGCGAACTGGCATATGTGGTCCGCATCCAGGCTGCGAGAGACGATTCAACGCATGAAGTTGCGTCCGGAACAGCGCTTGTTTGTGGTCGGGCCGAAGGAGTTTGCCCCGCCAGACATTCGCAACATGATGCGGAAAACCGCGAAAGAGCGTGCCAAGGTTCGGTCTTTCCCCAACGCTGAACGCCTGGGTATTAGCCAAACTCTGCAGAAGGCGGTCGCAGGCTTAGGCACCTATGTGGACGTCTTCAACGGGGTATGCGTAAAGAATGGCTGCCCGACCGTCACCCCCGACGACGAACTGATTTCTTACGATCGAATCCATCTTACTGAAGGCGGTGCGCGCTATCTTGGACCGCTTTTGTTCAAAAATAGCTCACTGCGTGAATTCATAGGTGCGGAGTGA